CCAGGTAAAATTGATGGTCTCGCGTAAGAGTATGCACAGCGCGTGCCAAGCGGAAATCAATGACTTAGGTGTGACACTGTGACGCTCTGTGTCACAAGATGACAATTTGGCTGTCACATTGTGACGCTGTGTGTCACAAGCTGATCGCTGCTGTCACAGCGCTGTGACACTTTGGTCTCGGAGCTGTAAGCGGTGAGCTGCTGTAACACGTAACAGCCCGCACAGCCTGTAACGTCGATTTCCTTCTAGGTCTATAGGAATACATAGCAGCTAGGAGCCTATAGCCTAACGCTAAGCGCTAACAGTTCTCACATATAGGGAGTGGAGCTGTTACAGACTGTTACAACTGTTATTTGCTGTGAGAATCAAGCGCTTGCGCGCTGTCACACTGGCGTCACAGCGCCGCGCCCTATGTGACAGCCACTAACGCACCCGTAACAGCGCTGTGACAGACGCGTCGAGCTTGGAGCGGTCAGCGATGGGCCGGCCGCGCCTGGAATGGCCGGGCGTCGGGGGAGGGGGTGAGGCCCAAAACGGGGGACCCTACGAGCTAGGGGGATGGAGACGCGGTTCCTCACACGTGCTACGAGCTTACAGCCCCCAGCGTAGCGTTTGCTGCTAATCGCTGTGACGGCTGTGACACCTAATAGGCGACCCGCCGGCCTCTTTCTGCGAGGGACCCATTGCGACTTGCCTATAGGCCCCCGGCCGGGGTACAGTTCGCCCATGGCCACCATAACCCGCAAGCATGACGCCTCAGCCGCCGCGCGTGAGCACACTGCCGCCGCTATCGAGAAGATGGCCGCGCTGATCGACAGCATGGACCCACGCATCGCGCTGGAGGCCGCCAAGGCCATCCTGGATCGCGGTCATGGGAAACCGATCAACGCGATCATCCAGATCCCCGCGACCCAACAGCAGCGCCGGCAGATGGCCGCCATGACTGACCTGGAGTTGGAGGAAGCGATTGACGCGGAAGTGGAGATGCCCGAGCTGCCCCCGCCGGCCCCGCAGCAAATGCTACCAGGACCGGGCCAGAGCCTCGACGCGCTCGAAGATCCGTTGCTCGCATGAACTACGCCAACGAAAAGCTGCGGCGCCTGCGCTCGCGCGAATCGCTGATTGATTTCAGCCAAGCCATCGACATTCCTGGCGTGCCGGCGGGCGCGTACATCGAGGATGCCACCTATCCACTGGACCATCCCGACGTGCGACTGCGCGGCAAGCTGGTCGATCCCACGGAGCGCGAGCAATGGCAATTCAAACCGATCACCGAGCAGCTGGCGATACACCACGTGCTCATCATGGCGTTGCTCCAGCGAACAATGCTCAAGTCTCGCGGGCGGTGCATGATCTTTGCGCCGCCGGGAAGCGCCAAGTCAACCTACGCCGCCGTGCTGGCCCCGTCATGGTACCTGGGAAAATTTCCCGGCTCGCAAATAATCCTTGCCTCATACGCTACTGGTATTGCGACGAAGCAGTCGCGTCGAGTGCGATCTATCTGCCGGGACCCAATGTTCAGCTCGATTTGGGCCGAGCGTCCGATTCTAGCCGAGGATCAGCGCGCGATAGACGACTGGAGCTTGAGTACGGGCTCCAGCCTCATGGCGGCTGGCCTACTCGCTGGTATCACTGGAAATCGCGCGGACGGCTTGATTATCGACGACCCTGTGGCGAACCGCGAGCAAGCGGAGAGCCCTACGATACGCGAGAAGATTTACAACGAATTTGTTGACACGGCGCTTACCCGCGCGAAGCCGCGCATGTGGGTCGTGCTGATCCAGACGCGTTGGCAGGAAGATGATCTGGCTGGCTCCATCCTGCCCGCCGACTACAACGGCGAGAGCGGCATGATTAAGTGCCGCGATGGCCAGACGTGGGAAGTGCTGTGCATACCGGCGGAAGCGGAGCGCGCGGATGATCCGCTCGGCCGCCAGCCTGGACAGTTCCTGTGGCCCGAGTGGTTTCCGCCCGAGCACTGGCTCACGTGGCGCGACAACCCGAGGGCGAGGCGCACGTGGGCCGCGCTCTATCAGCAGCGGCCAAGCCCCGCGACCGGCGTTCACTTCACGCGCGAGATGTTCGAGAAGTATCGTTTCCATTTGGGACGACCGCCAGGGGAGAAGGAAGCGCGACCGAAGCATTTGCAACACTACGGCGCGAGCGACTTTGCGACGATGGACCCACAGTTGGGTAAGGACCCTGACTATACTGAGCACGGTATGTGGGGCATCGACGCATCCTCCGAGCTGTGGGCGCTCGATTGGTTCTACGAGCAGTGCGAGACCGACAAGGGCATCGCCGCGATGATGGCGAAGATCCTGCAATGGAAGCCGCTCGGCTGGGGCCATGAAGGCGGGATCATCGACAAGGCCATCGGCCCGTTCATCCGCAACTCGATGCGTAGCACTCGCGCGTGGACGAATCTGATCGTGATGCCGTCGATCCAGGACAAGCCATCGAAGCTGCAGGCGTTCCACGGCATGTGCGAAGCGGGCATGATCCACATTCCCTACGGCGCGTGGGGCGACCGGCTCATCGACCTGCTGGTGAAGTTTCCCGGCGGAAAGCACGATGACGGCCCTGACGTTTGTGGACTGGTCGGCAGAATGGTCGATCAGATGATGCTGCCGACCGTGCCGGTTGACAAGCAACGGGAGATCATCGTACCCTTCACCGAGAAGTGGCTTGAATGGGGCTCGAAGCCCAATCGCTCAGTGAGGTACACGTCGTGACAATTCTTCGGACAGACGGGCCGACCCTGGCTCAGTATGTCGCCGCTGGATATCCGGCTGCCTCCTACCCTCCGCACGGTTACGCGAAACGCGATGAGCAGACTTACTCATCGCCCGGCGCGCACAAGCCGCGCGTTGGGCCTTCACTGAAACCTGTATCTGTGGCAACCGCCCGCAAGCCTGCTGCGCAAAAGCCTGCTGCGCAAAAGCCGGCACCAATTATCGTCGGCAGCTACGCTGCTGGCATTGACGGACTGGTGTAACATGACTCAGATCACCCGAACTCCTGGCGTGCGTATCGCTCCGAGTGAGCGCGCAAAGCTGGCCGCAGCCGCGCATCCGCCGCTTCAGTCCACGCCCCCGACCGCCGCGCAGATTGCGCAGGCACACGCGGGAGCACCCCCGGCAAATTTTCCGCAGCCGGCGCAGCCGGCAGCCTCACCAGCGAATCCCCAGTTGGTAGCGCGGCAGACGCTTCAACCCGCGCCGCGAGCGCCGCTGGCATCCAAGGTAGTGGCACCAGCGACGGGCTTGGCGGCGTCGCATCGCTCGGTCTACTCGAACGGGAAAGCGGCCCGAGCACAGCGGGAAGCGCGGGCGCAGCGGTCGCGACCGGGAGTGGGGCAGCACGCCCCGCGCTCGAAGGAATCGCGAGCAACGCTGGGCCTCAAGCGATAGTTTCAACACAACCAACTCAGGAGATTTCTATGTCAGCAACAGTAGCGCAGGATGCTGCCAACGCGGAAGCGAAGGTACAGGCCGTCGTCAGCTCGACCGTCACTCAGTTCCAGAGCGATCTGGATTTCGTGAAGGCGAATTGGCTCAAGGTCAACCTCATCGTGATCGCGGCCGGCGTCGTCGGATTCCTGGTCGGTCAGATCGTTCGTATCTAACGCCATGGCCTTCGCCGGAGAGCAGACAGATCCAAGTCAAGGCGACGATCAGGTACAGAGTACTGACGGCGCCTCTGACTCTCAAGCCGACGCCAACGAAGTTGACGGCGGAGAGAACCCGCAGGCGACGATCACGCCCGAGCAAGAGAAGGCCGTCGTCAAGAAACTCTGGAAAGAGTACGAGCGCGCCCGGCAGTTCGATGAGAACTATCGGAAGCAGATAGCAATTGATAGGCGCTATGCCGCCGGCACGTCCGACAACTCGTGGGCAGTCACCACGAACGTCATCGGTGCCTTCATCGACATTCTTACCTCCCTGTTGTACGCCCGGAACCCCGATGTGAGCGTGAGCAAAGCGCCCGCCGTCGATGAGACCGGGACGAAAGACATGGAGGACTTCGCCAAAACCCTGCAAATCGTGATCTCCTACCTTTGGAAGAAAGGCAAGTTGAAGATCAAGGTGCGCCAGGGCGTGCGCAGCGTGCTGAGCGTGGCCGAAGGCTGGCTCAAATGCACGTTCATCGCCGAAAAGACTCCCAAGCCCGAGGTAGAGACCGCGCTGAACGACATGCGCGAGACCTACGCCATCCTCGAAGCGCAGAACAAAATTCTCCAGGACGCACAGTTCCTCGATAGCGATACCGTCGAGGCCGAAAAGGCCGAGAAGAAGGCGCTCATGGAGGAACTGGAGGACAAGCTCGAACTCGCGATCAACAAAATGTTCGTGATCGACTTCGTCCGTGCCGAACAGATGCAGGTTTCAACCGACGTTGACAACATCGAGGACTATCTCGATGCGAACTGGGTAGCAAATGAGATATACGTGGAGCGAGACGACGCTCTGGCGCGTTTCCCACGGCTCAAGGTCGAGGACCTGAAGTCCGCGAAGAAGTACTACCAGTCCAAGCCCAAAGAAATGACGACGCGCGACCTCGACAACGTGCTGCCGCAGGGCCAGTTGACGGCCGCCGACGCCGAAGGCTACACCACGGCCAGTTCGGACCCGGAATCGTGTGCGCTCTACCGCGTGGTCGAGATATGGGACCGCCGCGACAAACATATCCGCACGATTCTCGAAGGCGTCAAGCGCTTCGCGAAGGTGCCGTACACGCCCGCGTACCCGACCAGCCGCTTCTACCCGTATTTCGGCTTCTGGTTCTATCTGGTGGACGGCGCGCGCCATCCGCAGAGCTTGAGCTGGCGACTCTACAAGCTGCAGGATGAGTATTCATGCACACGGTCCAACTTTCGCCTGTCGCGCGAGCGCGCGATCCCCGCAACCATGTTCGATGCCACTGGCATGGACGACACGGAAGCGCGGAAGCTCGAAGAAGCGAAGCACCAGGAATACATCGCGATCCGGCCGACCAATCCAGGTCAGCCCATCGGCAATTTCTTCGCCCCGAAGCCCACGTCCGCGATTGATCCGCGTCTCTATGACGTGTCGCCGATCAATGCCGACATGGAACGCATCTCGGGCGTCCAGGAAGCGCTGCAATCGACCGGCAGCGTCGGGACTCCAAAGACTGCGACGGAAGCCGGCATCGAACAGAGTGGAACCAACGCGCGCACGACCAGTGATCGCGACGCCATCGAATGGATGCTGACGGATCTGGCCGAATACACAGCGCAGCAAGCGCTACAGTGCCTGTCGATCAAGAATGTTCAGCGCATGGCCGGGCCGAAAGCCTACTGGCCCGCCGGCATGGACATTGAGGACCTGTTCACGCTGGTCGAAGTGCAGATTGAAGCTGGCACGACCGGCAAGCCGAAGCAGCAACAGGATCAGGCCGCGTGGGGCGTCATCCTGCCGCTGCTGGAGAAGGTCATCGGCGTGATAGATCAGGCGCGTGCCTCCGGCAATGAGCCGCTGGCCGACGCCATGAGCGAATTGGTCAAAGAGACGATGCTGCGGATGGGCGACACGAGCGATCCGACTCGCTTCCTGCCGCAAGCGCCGCCTCCTGGCTCGCCGGGCGCTGGCGCCCCGCGCATGCCGCCGCCCCCGGACGTGAAGATCGCGCTGACGGGTCAGCTCACGCCGCAGACGGCCGCAGCTCTTGCTGCACCCACAGTTGCACTTGACGTCTCAACGGCGCAGACTATTGCTGGAGCTGGCGGAGGCCCTGGTGGCGCCCCTGGCGCCGGAGCGCCGCCACCTGGAGGGGGAGCCCCTGGGCAACCTAGCCCCGGCGGCTCGCCGACAGGAGCGACGCCCCCGATTGCCGGCCCTGGCGGCGGACCAACGCACTGATTTCAAATAATGTAGGAGCCCCACGTCATGCCCGAGCCAACAGAGACCGTATTCGACGCAGTCAACGCTGCCCTTGAGACCCTTGAGACCGGATCAAATGCTACGCCGGAAGCGGACGCAGATGCGGACGCCACAGGCGCGGATGCGGACCAGGAGCTTGATGAAGAAGGCAATCCGGTAGACCCGGAAGCGGACGCAGAAGCGGACGTGGACGCGGATGCGGAAGAAGGCGCCAAAACCCCCGAGGAAGAAGCTGCGGCTGCCGCCGCTGCCACGGCCGCTGCGGCCGAAGCGGCTGCTAAGGGCGAAAAGCCCGAGGACAAGGGCAAAAAGAAGCCCGACGTGCTCGAAGATCCGATCCCGAAGGATCTGAAGCCCGAGACGCAGACTCGCATGCGCGAGCTTATCAAAATCGGCAAGGAAAAGACCATCGAAGCGCAACAGGCGACTGAGAACCTGAACGCGCTGGTCGATGGCGTCAAGGCTGCGGGCGTCACGCCGCAACAGTACGGCGAAACGCTGTCCTGGCTCAAGCTATTCAACTCCGGCGATCCCGCGCAGCAAGCGCAGGCGTTGGAACTGGTCGAGAGCGTCGCGGAACGACTGGCCGGCTTGCTCGGCAAGGAACGCACCGTTGGAGATCCGCTCGCGGGCTTCGAGGACCTGAAGGAAGCCGTGAAAAAGGGCGAGATCACTGCCACGTGGGCGAAGCAGATGGCGACACAGCGCCGCCAGGGCAACATCCGCACCGAGATCACGACCAGCCTGAACAAAGAGCAACAGACTGCAGAAGCTGCGAAGGTCGAGCGCGAAGAAGCACGCGTCTCCATGAACACATGGGAAAAAAATATCGCAGCAACTGACCCACAGTGGCCCGCGAAGAAGGCCATGCTGGTGCCAGTGCTCAAAGCAATTTTCAAGGACGTGCCGCCGAAGCAGTGGCTCGCCCGGTTTCAGCTCGCGTACAACAATGCGAAGGTCAGCAACGCGGGCGCCGCGCTCGCGGCCTCACGCACTGGCACGCGGCGAAGCTCTGTCCCTGCAAACCAGCCTCTACGCGCGGGGAGCCCCGCTGGTGGCGGATCAAGCGGCATCAACAGTATGATGGATGCCGTGACCGCTGGAATCGCACAGGCCAAACGTTAACAGGTGACTTATGAAGATGGTTGCAATGAAGCCGACCGCCGCCGAGAAGAAGGCGCGCGAGAAGGAATTTAACAAGCCGTACATGGGGAGCGAGGAAGAAGGTCCGCGCCTCCATCTCGACCATGAGCATCTGGAGAAGTTGGGTATCGACAAGCTGCCGAAAGTCGGCTCGAAGCTCAAGCTCCAGGTCCATGCTCACGTGAGCGAGACCGGCGAGGACAAGCGCAACGGCAAGGGCCGGCGTCGCATGACGATTCACATCACGCACATCGGCCACGATGGCGGCGATGAGAAGTCCGAGCAGGCGAAGCACGATGACCTGACCAAAGGTGCGCGCAGCGTGATGGACGCCGCGTTGAAAGACGCGGGCTCTGAAAGCGAAGGTGACGGCGAAAACGATTAACCCCTGGAGAAGTACATGCCAATTTTCGTACTGATATTCTGGCTCAAAGTGATCGCAGCCAACGGCAACGTGGACTCGGTCAGTATCGACTCGATAGAGTTTGGTGGCGAAGCAAAATCGCCGCAAATATGCTCGACGCTCCCGATGGGGGAAGTGCTCAAGAGCATACCGGATGCTGCTACGAAGATTGAGGCGGGGCTTGTGCCGCGCGTCGTCTGTGGCGTTGCGGCTCCTGACACGGAAGTCTATACCCCTGATTCGGTACCGAAAGCGGATATGCCGCAGGCACCGGAAAGCAATCCTGGGCACGGAGTATGGGGCAATGGTACGAGTGGTGAGCTTTAAGCGTGGCGAGCATATCGGATGTGCAGCTATCGTCATCGGCGGAGGGCCGAGCGCACCCAGCGACTTCGCTGTTGCGCTCGGCGCTTTCCCGGACGCTATCCAGATCAGTGCGAACCATCATGGATTCTTACTCTCTGGAGCACGCCCCGACTTCGCTGTTCACGTCGATGAGTACCAGTCGAAAACCGGCGAGCGCTTCGACCTTTTCCTGGCGAAACACTACGGCTGCAAAGTCACCGTCAGTCGATTCGCCTTCGCTACGCATCGGCTGGCAGCTCTTGCCCAACACGGAATTGACAGCGGACTTAGCGCTTGCTACATCGCCCACGTTCTTGGCTGCGCTCCAGTCATACCTTGCGGCTTCGATAGATGGACAGCTCCGCGAGCTACTGGGCAGTACTTCCATGACGAACACACCGATCAACGCGTCCACTGCCGCACGGCTGTCCTGGCGCGAGATTCGCTCCATGTCCCGAACCTCGCGGGGCTTCGCGCACTCCGTCCTGTCAGCGGTCCCTGGCTAGAATTCTTCCCGCCGTTCGGCACGCAAGCCTACGCCTCGATACCCAATGTCGAGTTTGACGACCCGAAAGCATGCCATTCGCGGCCCCGGATTGTGACGCGTCGCCCATTCTGATATCGAGTGTGAGCCGCGCGCTTGCTGTAGCGCGTGCTGTTGGCATATTGTTCCAGCACTGAATCGACCGCACGTACCCGGACCTCGTGCCCCGGAGCCCCGCTCGGGGCCGCGTATGGGACTCGCACCCCAAGGCCGAATGTGTTTCCCCTAACCATTTGCTTTGGAGACGACCATGCCTTTTACCACTGAACAGTTGGCGTATGCCGGCACGGCTGCGATCAACTACTTCCTCCGCAACGATCCCATTGACCAGATCAATGTGAATCGTCCCTGGATCAAGAAGCTGATGCAGGACAAGAAAGCCTACGTCGGCGGTTTGCAGTACGTTGTCGAGCAGCTCCGCTACTCCAACGACTCGAACTTCCAGTCCTATTTCGGCGACCAGCAGGTCACGTACAACCGCAAGCGCACGCTGCAGCAGGCGAAGTTCACGTGGGGTGCTTTCCACGACGGCTTCGGTCTGAACGAAGATGAGCTGGCGCAGAACGGCATCGTGATGACCGACGACAAGTCGAGCGTCCCGACCGATGCGGAGAAGGTGCAGCTCACCAATCTCCTGCAGGAGAACGCGGAGACCCTGAAGCTCGGCTTCCAGGAAAATTTCGACTACATGTTGCATCTCGACGGCACGCAGTCGCCGACCAACATCCCCGGCCTCGACCAGCTCGTGTCCACCACGCCGACGACTTCGTTGGTAGTGGGCGGCCTCGACCAGTCGATCTACTCGTGGTGGCAGAATACGGCCATCACCGGGATTGCCACCAGCACGGCTGGCAACCTGACCGAGCAGATGGAAATTGCATGGCGCGATTGCACACGGTACGGCGGGTTCGCCCCCGACTACCTGCTGTGCGGCGAGAACTTCCTCGACGCGTACCGCGTTGATGCGAAGCTGACCGTCAACCGCACCGTGTACATGACGGATCGTGCGAAGGCCACCGAGATGGATAGCTCGGTCGGGACTGGCGCGAACACCGGCCTGTACTTCAAGAACGTCGAGCTGATTTGGGACCCGGTCATGACCGTCCTGGATGAGCTGTACGCTCCGGCGATTCCGTGGGCCAATCGGCTGTACATGCTGAACACGAAGTTCATCAAGCTGCGACCGATCCAGGGCCATTGGATGGTGAACCGCACTCCCCCGCGCGTGTATGACCGCTACGTCCACTACTGGGCGCTGACCTGCAAGGCGGCACTCACGACTGGCAAGCGCAACGCACACGCCGTGTTGGCCATCGCGTAACTGGGGCAGAGCGCCGGCCGGAACCGGCGCTCGACCTAGCAACTGATAACTGAGGATACGACCATGCAACTGCTTTCAATTTCCAATCTGCCGACGTACCTGCCGGGCGACAAGAGTTTTACGCCCTTCGGCGACCCGTTCAGCGACGTGACCGTGACCCATGCCTCCCCTGGCGTGTTCACGGTTCCCGGCTACGCTGCGACCCTGAACGATACCGTTGTGTTCAGCGCCTCACCGGCCGACGCGACTCCGGGTACCCCCGGCGCGCTTCCTGGTGGGATCGTTGCCAACACCCAGTACTTCGTTGTGGCGCCGAGCGGCGACACCTTCAGCGTCTCGCTGACCGCTGGTGGCTCTGCGATCTCTACTACGGGCACTGGCTCGGGAAAGATCACGGCCCACTTCACGGCCAACGACGCTGGCATCCCCAACATCCCGCTGCCTTTCAAGCCCGGCAACACGGTCATCGCCGTGAACCAGGGCACCTCCGCGCTGGTCGTTCAGACCGCGCCGGATCTCGGCGACGGCTTCGGCGACCCGGAAGGTCCGGGCACGTGGACGGCCATTGGCACCTTCGCCGCTGCGGCGGGCGCTATGCTCGAACTCCAGCTCAACAACGACTGGATTCGCGTCTCGACTTCGGGTACTGTGAACTTGCTGCAGAACTAAGCAGCGCAACAGCCCCGAGGACGATATGCACTACGAGCGTGTGAAAGTTGTGAAGGACCCGGTCGCTACGGTCATGAACCGTAGCGTGCCGGCCTGGGAGATTTCGGTACTGGAATTCCTGTTCGGCTCTGCGAACGTCCAGCGCCAGGGTGAGTACGAGTTGGTCGAGCGGGAGTACCCGCTGGCCTTCGCCGAATTCGACCGTCTCGAAAAGGCTTACGGCGCAGACACAAAGTCTGGCGTGCCTCACGTGGTGGCAGTCTACGGCTCTGGAGATCGCGGCATCCGCGCGCTTCAGACCGCGATTGACAACGCCGAGTCGGAAGATCAGGCCCGTACAGCAGATGGCAGCGCCCCTCGCCGTCAGCTCGCGACAGTCCCAAAGACTGTGGCAACCCGAGACTCCCTTCTGGCTTGATGTGGGGCTCCTACTGCGGTAAGCGGTAGTTACGGGGCGGGCACCATGCCCGCCCCTTTTTGTTTCAGGAGAATGTGAGATGCCGACGCCTCCGACTCCGCCGGTCCTGCCGATAGGGCAAGGCGACATTACCGATCCGGCCGCATGGCAGGACAATCTCGGTAACGTGCCGCCGAACAACTATACGAACGTCCCGCAGAATACGAACTTCCCGCGCAACGGCGATGGCCGCTACTGGTGGACTGGCGATCTCTCGCACGCTCAGCCGGGCGCGATCTACTTCATTGGCAACCCGAGCTTCCTGGCGGGCACCATACAAATTTCGTGGGCGATCCAGCAGCTATCAAACGATGGCAGCCAGATGGTCCTCAGCTACAGCCTCGACGGCGGTAGCACGTTCACTGCTGTCGATCTTCCGCTCGGCCTCCAGGGCCTACAGAGCGGATCGTTCGATCTGGACTTGGCGACTGGGCCGGCCACTGGTCTGTCGATCAAGGTCACGTATACCGGCGGCACGCCGAATGCAGAGTCCAGTCAAAGCGAGGTAGCGGTTGCTATCACTCGCAACGCGAACAGCGCGGCGATTTGGGACAACCCCAATCCGTTCGATCCGACCGCGTACAACGGGCAGGTCATTGATGAGCCCGGCTACGACAATCTGGAGACGCTGACCACGCGCCTCCTGATCCGGCTCGGCTTCAGCAATCAGGTAGACAACCCGCCGCCGGGCATGGTGCCGATGCTGGAGGAATTCTTGCAGTCCTCGCAGAACTTCCTGTGGCGCACCTACGATCAGCTCCGCACGCGGCGCTGGTTCCGCTGGAAGCTGATCCCGCTGCAGCGCCAGTATTCGCTGCTGGACAACGATGAGAACATCCTGCAGATGTACTCGCTCGACCCGAATAAGACGGTCGTGTGGGCTGGTATCCAGGACACGCGCAATGTGTGGTACCCGCTGATCCAGGGCATTCCCCCGCAGCTCTACACGATGATCGACAAGCCGTGGCGCCCGGCGCGCTACGAGATCCGCAACGGGCTCGAAGTCTACCCGTCCCCGGACCAGACCTACTTTCTGTGGCTGAAGGCGAACTTCGGCTTGCTGTCGCTCGTTAACCCGGAGGACACTACGACCATCGACTCCGAGCTGGTATTCCTCCACGCCCTAGCAAATGCGAAGGCGCACTACGGGCAGCCGGATGCGAACAACATTGAAGCTCAGGCCAATCGCCTGCGCGCGGAGCTGATCGCGACGACCCACAAGACGGGCCACTACGTGCCGGGCACAATCCCGATCCCGCCGGCCGTGCGTCCGACTCTCATTCAGTTCAACGACAACCAGAGCGGCTAATGGAACCGGGCGGCACACCATTTCCCCTGACCGTACTCAAGGGTGGCATCAATCGCCTCCGCATCAAGGGCGGCGCTGATCCGTCGTCGCTGTACGATCTGGTCAATGCCTTCATCAATCTGAGCGGCGGCGTCCAGCCGCGCGACGGCACTATCCGCGTCGAGGCGCTCGACGACACGACTGCGGGTCTGGTGTACTTCGACGGCGAGTACCAGATTTTCAGTAGCTCGCTCGATGCGACCACTCCGCCGACTGGCTTCAACTTGAACATCCTGGTCAACCCGAGCGCGAGCGGCGCTGTGACGATCAGCGAGGCCGCGCCGGCCGTCATCACATGGCAGGCGCACGGACTCATAGCAAATGCGCCGGTCATCTTCAGCGTCAGCACTGGCGGCGCGTTGCCGACCGGCTTGACGGCGGCCGTGACCTACTACGTCCTGGCGGCTGGGCTGACGGCCAACACGTTCGAGGTATCGGCAACCCCTGGTGGAACGCCGATCACGACCACGAGCGCGGGCTCGGGCACGTTCGCCGCGACTTCCTACGGCGGTACCGATCCAATCTCCATCATCTGGTTCGCGCAGCCCTTCATGGGCTTCATCTACGTGGCGGCGGAATTTCAGTCGGGCACCGTCGCTCACTACTGGCTGCAGAGCCAGGGCGTGTGGCAGGCCGACACTGTGTACACGACCGGCGCTATCATCACGCCGACCCTACCGAACGCTACTGGCTTGGCCTATCAGGCCGTGCGCTTGCTACCGCCGAACCCGACGTGGGCGCCGGAAGTCGCCACGAGCGAGGGCGCGCTGGTCGAGCCGACCGTGCCGAACGGCTACTACTTCACCGCGACGAATGTTGAGGGCACGAATCCACATACAGGCGAGACCGAGCCGACTTGGCCGGCCGCGACCGGCGCGACGGTTCAGGACTTCGGCGACTACGCCGTGGCCTCGAACACATCGCTGACTTCATCGCCCGGCGCCGCGACTCCGCTGAGCCAGTCGATCACGGATCGGTATGGTGACTCGGCCGATATCTCGGGCGAGGCTGCGGCCAACAGCTCGACGCTCGGCGCCGTGACTGTGCTCCCGACCGCCGGCAACAGCGTCAGCACGTGGCGCAACGGCACGATCTATCCGCAGGGCTCGGTCGTGATCCCGACCTCGAACCAGGGCGCCGTGGTAAACGCGATTCCGAACGGCGACTTCGCTGACGGCGATGACGGCTCGTGGGACTTCTCGGGCACCGGCACTCAGTGGCAGATTACGACCAGCCAGGGCTTCGCGCCCGGCACCGGCAGCGCGTTCATATCGCCGGGCTCGACCAGCGCGTTCCTGACGATGGACCAATCCGCGCTCGTGAATCCGGGCCAGAGCGTCACCGTCACGGCCATGATGAAAACCGGCACGAGCGGCCCGACCGATCTCATCATCTCGCTGGGTATCAATTGGTACAGCGACGTAGACGGCACAGTTCTGATATCCAGCTCCGATGGCGGCGGCAAGTCGTCTGGTGGCGGCTGGATCATGATGACCACGACCGCGAGCGCGCCGGCCACGGCCAAGAGCGCCAAGGCGTACTTCCATGCCGCGTCGGGCACCAGCGACCGCGATACGGGCCGCGTCTCGAACGTAGCCTGGAACCTGGAGACTCCGAGCGCGACGACTCAGTTGCTGTTCGAGGCGATCCAGACCGGCGCCGGCACTTCGGGCGCGACGCAGCCGACGTGGCCCGACACTATCGGCGCGACTGTCGATGACGGTACTGTCGTGTGGCAGGCCATCGGCTCCAGTATCATCACATGGACCGCGAGCCCGATCATGGAGAGCGGCGACACTGAGCCGACTTGGCCCACGGTCGTAGGTGAGCAGGTCTCTGACGGCATCATGAGCTGGGTTGCAGTCTCGCGCCAGATCACCGATCCGAACTGCCCCAACACGCCCATCGTCGCGCTCGGCGCGTCGCACGTGTTCGCGGGCGATCTCGACATTGTCCCTTTCAGCGCCGCCGTCAACCCGACCGACTGGACCAGTGCGAACAACGCTGGCTATCTGCCGACCGGGCTGAACAACTATGGCGCGAACCCTGTGGCCGTCCTGACGCTCTATCGCGGCAACCTGATCGCGATGAATGCCGGCGGCTACCAGATGTGGCAGATTGACCCGGACCCGGCCAGCATGGCGATCCTGGACGCGCAGCCGGTCGGCTCCAGCTTCACGCGCGGCTCGCAGAGCGTAGCGAATGATACTCTGGTCACGACTATCCTTGGGCTGCGCAACATCGGGACGACGGGCGCCACGGCGAATCTTCAGACCGGCATGCTCGGGCAGCCAATTGACCAGCTCGTGCGCGCGGCCATCGTCGCCAACACGAATCCGGTCTACCCGCTGTCGCTGTACTACCCCTCACGCGGGCAGATGTGGCTGATATTTGGCGATCAGGCGTTCGTGCTGACCGTCAACGGCAATCAGCAGAAGTCCTGGTCGCGCTACACCTTCCCGGATTCGCTCACGGACTGGACCCTCAACGGCGAGACGCTGGTGCTGCGCACGCTCGGCAATCTGGTCTGGCAGGTCGATCCGAACACGTTGGTAGATGACGTTCACACTGTGCCGAACGGTATAACGATCAGCAACCAGCAAGCGACCGGCCCCGAGCAGGCCATTGATGGCGTTGGCACTGTTGCCGCCTGCGCGACGTTCGGGATTGAGCGCGAAGGATTTCCGTCCGCCGATTTCGGTAGCTTCACCGGAGAGATTGGCTTCGGCACGGTCCTAGTCTGTTGCACCGCCGTCGATGGTTTCTCAAACGGCGATTTCTACTTCGTGGTTGACGGCGGCGAAGCCGGCGCCCCGGCGCAGAATGCGTTTACTTCGATCAGCTATGTGAGTCCGCGTGATAGCGACACTTACACGTGGGACACATCGGCCGCGACATTTACACAGAACGGCACGCAGTCATGTTGGGCGTGGGACCTTGGCTCACACTTTACAGGCTCGTTCGGTTCGACTCTCGGCGCGTCGATCCCGGTAACATTCGTTGGTGGTGGGGGCGGAACTGGCTTCACCGAATTCACTGGCTTGATGCAGTGGCCGTACCTGGACCTGTCGCGCTTCGGCCTGAACAAAGAGATGGTCGGCTTCGATATCGTCGGCAACGGCGAAGTGACGATCCAAGTCGGCTTCGACGAAACCGATCTCACCACGCTCGACGACAATCCGGGCTTCAGCACCAGCATGGGCGTGACGCCGCCCTACACGCTCGACGCGGCCGATACGCTGCCCGGCCAGCCGATTGGCTTCCCGCTGAATGCCCCGAGCTACAGCGTGATCCTGACGTGGCCCGGCAATCAGGCGTGGAGCTGGCAGGCTTTCCAGATTTACGCTCAGACTCAAGCGAGTGCAGGCTAATGAAAGTACAGTGCTTCAGCGACCCGACGCTCCTGGACTTCGCCATGGTAGCAAATGATATGCCCGACGATGAGCGCCGGCAGGTCGAGGCGTTCAGCGGGCTGGCCTACGATGCTCAGCGGATCGCGGCCGACAATTTTCTGATCCCCGGCCCGAAGTGGGTCATGAAGGCCGGCGATCTCCCACTCTGCGCGGGCG